AACAACCAGAATTGGCCTTCCAGTCTCCCTCCCACAATCCTTTGGCTATTTGAAATCCGCCCGAATCACCTAACATAAACGTTCCTTGTTCGCGATTCCTAATCATATCTTCAGACCAATCTTGTTTAGCCAAATTTAAATTTGCATGCCCTCCAGAATATAAACTCCAACGATATTGAAACAATCCTTTTTTGCTATTGAGCCAATTCAGTTGTTCCATATCAGTCATACCTTGCGGTAAGCGAGCAGGATCTACATAAGGACCATTTACAAGATCGCGTTGTTTTCCTATAAATGTAGCATAAAAACCAGAAATAGCAGGTAAGAATACAGCCCATTTACTTAACCCTTGATTATCAGTTTGTTTAAGAGTTAAATTATCTTGCATTTTCTTCCTTGCACAAAGCTTCCATTATTTTAAATTTGTTCCATGTATCTCGCAAGCCGGGATCACAAGAAATGACCTTGTGAAACAATACTTTTAATCATTTTGTTAGTGCTGGGATGGTATAGGTATACAGTGCCATTCCTGAATTTACAGCAATTTGTGAAATGCCCGTGTCACTAAAACGTACCAATTTATCACCAGGCAAGCTCAAAATACTGTCAAATACACCAATGGGCCAAATTCTGTTATTAACTAATTTGCCAGTCACGCCATTGTAAAACACAAAGTTTCCGGCATGGCTGCTTTTTTCTCCAAAATGGAATTCAAGTTTATTGCCGTTGGTAGTAGCAATAAAAGTAGATTCTTCGCTGTTAGCCTGACGTTGAAACTTTAAACGTTGAATACTACTCACTGAGGGTTCAATCTCAATGTCCCACTTACTTGGACCTAAAAATTTACATGTTTTGAGTTTTTCATCAACAATAATACCACTCATAAATCTATAGCTATTTTTAAAATCACCGTCTTTGTTTACAAATTCAATACCAGAAGGATAAGTTTTACCGTTCTCGCTTTTGTAAGTAACGTTAAATTGAGCATTTTCTTTATATTCGGGTATATTCAATATGATATTAAGTTTTTGTAAGTTTGGCATACCAAACGATTCGTTGAACTCTGGAATCGTATGGTGAAATTTGGCATCCAATACTGCGACATTATTTTCACCTATACCGTTTAACATTGTTGAATCCTTGGTGCCTATGACTTTAATTAACGTAAACACACCAAGTCCGTAAGTGTGTTGAACAATATCGTGTAATGAATCTTTCATTGAAGGTTTCCTTTAAGGTAATAGATATTATACAACAAATATTTTAACAAAACAAGAGAAATAATGAAATTATTCAAAGCTAAAAAATTGATCAAAAGTAGTTTTTATATTTGTGTTAGCTTCGATTTCCCATTCTAATACGCCTAAAAGATTTTCTACTTTTTGATCTACAATAGTATCTTCCATGAGTTTATCGTCAAATGGTAATTCTTTAAACCAAGTTGGAATATGTGTTTCGTCGGTAGGATATCCCACCGATGTATAATTCAATGGATTTGGTCGTAATTTACATACAATGGTTTTCATGCCATCGACTATGCTCATACTGTAATTGTCAGAATGTACTTTACGTAACATATTCCAATTCATAGCAGCACGAACATGGCCTGGCATATTAGCTCGACCTTTTTTACGTTCAAGATCAGTGTAATGTGTTAAGTTATTTACACGCTTAGGAGTACCTTTTTCCCATGGGGAAAGTTTTTGGAATTCTTCTTTAAATTCAATGACGCGACGATACACATGATCTTTTTCAGAGCCAGTGAGAACGTCTAATAGCAAACTACTAAGAAACTCCTGAACTACTCTAGGTGTATCTGATCGTTTGAGATCTAGACCCATGGCTTTGACTTTGCCGGGCTTGCCTTTTATGTCTAGTCTAATGCCTTCTAGATCATAGATCAGTACGGCATAACGCTTTTTTTTGATAAATAACCCTTTACTAGCAATTAATTCACGTCCACCTTTAATGATACTGCCCATGTCGCGCGGGCAATTAAATGCACGTTCCATGAAACCCGGGAAACTTTCATTTACAGAATCTACTATAGTATTGTAGAGTTTTAGACAGATTTCGCGATTCCATGTTATGATTCCTGCATCAATATCGGGTTTTAATATAGGATAGGCCGAGAAGTAGACCGAATCTGTATCTCCGTATATGATAGCTTGGCCCATGTGATCATACTTTCCTGTGATGCACTCGTTGACATGAGCATCCATATGGCGTGCAATTACACGACCGGTCAACGTCGTAGACTGACCAATGCGCTTGTCAAAAAAACGACATCCAGGATTAAGAATAGCACCATATAATGAATTAAGATTAATCTTTTTAACCAGCTGTCTCTTGTCCCAAAAGTCCCGGTCTTCAGCAGTTTCGGCATCTTTCTTTTTAACCTGTAATTCTTTTCTTTCATTGTACCAACGCTCGAGTAAGCCTGGTACAATGCCTTTGACATCGTATTTAAAAATAGTTCCATTGGCACTTAATATCCAAGGTTCACGACCTTCAAAGATAAGTTTATAAATGTCTCGTGCCATGATGGATTCTGAATGACCATTTTCCCAATCAACCGTGATTTCCCTGCCGGGTTCTTGATCAAGAACCATGGTATATTCTAAACTACCAAATAAGTTTTCCCAAGCATCGGCAAAGCTGCTTCCTTCTGAGATCTTTTCGTTTATGTATTTTTCTGTGTACGTGGGTCGCAACTGTCCGACAATGGTTTCTGGCGCCATATTAAGAGAGCGGATTGCCGACGGGTACAGTGAGTTGATGTCGATGGCGCCAATGTATTCATGCATGCCCCTTTTGGGATAAGCAACATAGGCACCTGCCGCTTGTGTGTCATCATCTTTATTTCTCCTATTTTGAACTATTAAACCATTTTGATGTGCTTCATTAATAATTGCTTGTTCTGTAACAGCCACGGCACCCATAGTAGTGGGTAATAATACAGTATTATCATGTGCTAGTTCATTGGCTAAATCTAAAAAACGTAGTTTTTTATCTAATTTAGCCAGCAGCATGGTATCTTGTCTATTATAGCTTATAAACGTAGTAAAATCTTTATTGTATAATTGATCTAGCGTTCCTTCATATTGAGTTTTGCGTTCATCTAGTTCGTGCTCACCAATGGCATCTAGACTGTAACTATGCCGTTCTTCGTAGGTATATTTTCTGTATAATTGCATATAATCCATATGTATACGACCTACTAGATCAAAAGTAATATGTTTTGCACCAAATCGTTCAAACATGCGTTGTTTAGGAAATTGTTCCCACAGACAAAACCTACGTGTATCATCTTTACTTAATATTCTAGTGGTACGCATAATCATGTAAGGAATGTCAAAACCTTCTGAGTTCCAACCACTTAGTATGTCTGCATCGTCGATGAGATCTAAAAATGTTAAGATAAGATCTTTTTCACATTCTACTAAAAAACAATTTTCATACTTATTAATCAGTTCTGTGGCCGAATTTAAACTTAAGGTTTTAGGAGGCGTTACCAAAGTAACTAATCGATCAAGCCAGTCCATATATAAACTAATAGCTGTTATAGGATTGAATGGATCCTCGGGTTTACTAAAACCGCGTACAGGATCAAAATCAACTTCAATATCAAAAAATACTGTGTGCAGTTTAGGAGCTGATTTGTTTAAATAATTTTCTTCTAGGCAACGATTTACAGGTTTAATATCTGATTCCCATAAGCGTTTAGAACTGTGTATTTTAATTTCTCGGTTGAATTCCTTGATGTTTCCGGTACTAAATCTACTAACTGTTGTTCCATAGATTGTTCGGAATTTACCTTTTAGATCATCATAATAAAACATATATTTGGCAGGGTATTCGCAATAAATTCTTTTGCCGGCCACACGCTCAATAACATAGACACAATTATCTTCTTTACTAAATAATGCATCTACATAGGTCATAGAGTACGTCCCACTGTCTCCAAAATAGTATTAAGATCTTCGTTATTGCGATTAATTTCACCTAATTTACTTTTTGCTGCAACGCGAATGGCTTTTCTAAGCGTAGCAGGTTTGATTTCCATCTCCTCCGCTACTGCTTTGATTGTGTCTGATAGACCTGCATTCAGAGAATCAATTTCTGTAACAACTTGAATTCCTTCACTGATAATTTGAGTTAGTTTGGCCTTTTGTTCGGCACTGAATAAGCGACTGCTCATAAAATCTCCTCAAAAAAATTATTATATAGAATTTTTTGTTTACAAGCAAGAGAAATGATATTCACTTTGGTGATAATTCCAGCGACAGTAGCAGAAATGGAATACTCAGAGAAATAATCACTGGGTGTTTCGGGCTTGATTCAGTGAAAACTATCCTAAGAAAATTTATTCATACATAACTGTGTTAGTGTCGCCCAATGTCCATTTAGGATTAGTTTCCACTGAGTATTTAACTGTACACACACGAAAATCTGGAAATTTTAATTGTGTTGGATTACTGGCAGCATCAAAAAATATACATCTATTATTTGGTTGTGCTGCATACTGTCCATTTTGTAATTGTATAAAATTAAAACTTTTATGATCTTCAGGCCATTCACTATACGTAGTATCTATAATATTCATATCAGGGCTAGCATTATCTACAGTAAACAAATAATCACCGGTATAAAATTCTTTATTTTTGGCATAGAATTTACAGCTGAGATTACGTAAAAAAGATTTTTGAATAATGGCTATATCATAACTAAAACAATCCCAAATTTGTAGGATATCCAATGATAAAAATTTTTGAATATCAAGATTATCTGGTCTACTGACAAAAGCATGTAAAGGCAATTTATCATATAAAGCACCATAATTTGGTAAATAGGCTTCTATTCTGAATGCTTGACCTCTTATACTTTTTAAACTTATCCATATACATGGTTCGTATTCACCATGACCTTGTTGATTGTTGTAAAGAAATTCTTTTCTAACCCAACAATGAATGGGCGGTACATTTACTAGTAAAAAAGCCATTGATTATTACTTTTTCTGGTATATTTACTCTTTGCAATAATTATTGTCATCACCTGTGGCTATTTCTGACATTGGTATACGTATGACATTGTCTAGCCTTTAGTTGACCATTCGTACTCGTCTCGTAATTTTATTAATTTGCCTGTATATTCATCACGTTTTTTATGAAATATTTGTGGAAAATCATTTTCCACAGCTATCATTATAGTTAATCTTGAAATTGGAGTTTTATATCTTTCTTCGAACATAATAGCATATGCTGCAGCTTGAACAAAATAGTTTTCTATCCATTCTTCTTGTTTTGGTCTTGATGCGGTTTTAAAATCTATAACGTTTAACGTACCTTTATATTCTGCTATACAATCAACAGTCCCTGCTAATCTTAGATAATCTGAATACAAGTATTTTTCTTGCATTCTTATATTGTTTATATTATTTAAATATGGCAATACTGATTTAAACAATTCCATTTGTAATGGATTATTGATTTCCATATCTTCGTTCGCAAGATATTTTTCTATAATTTTATGTAATTTAGTACCTCTGTTAGTAGCCTGCCTTGATATT